ACGGGCGGCTGAGGCGGCGGCGTCGGTGGTGACGTTCGCTTCTGGGTTCGGCACGGTCGAGGCCGCGAAGCAGCAGGCGGGCGGGCGGGCGACGAAGACGTGGCGCGTCAACTCCGGTAACCCCAGGCCGTCTCACGCGGCGATGGATGGAGAGACGGTCGGCATCGACGACGTGTTCAGCAACGGCCTGCCGTGGCCCGGAGCGATGGGGTCCGACGTGGGCGAGGTGGCCGGCTGCATGTGCAGCGTCGAGATCACCATCCCCTGATTCCCAAGCCCACCCACACCTCACTGCCCAAGGAGGGCGAAAACATGCTGATGAAGTCATGCCCTGCGCGGGTCAAGGCTGCCGGCGAACAGGACGGCCTGCCCGAGGGGCAGTTCGAGGCGATCGTGTCGGTGTTCGGCAACGTCGATTCCTACGGCGACGTGGTCATGCCTGGCGCGTTCAAGGACACCCTGGCCGAGTGGGAGTCGTCGGGTAACCCGATCCCCGTCTACTACTCGCACCGGATGGACGACCCCGACTTCAACATCGGGCACGTCGTCGAGGCGGCTGAGCTGCTGCCCGGTGACCCGCGCCTGCCGGACGACCTCAAGGATCTGGGCGGGCTGTGGGTGAAGGCCCAGCTGGATATCGACGCGCCCGTCCCCGGCAGCAAGGCGCCGCAGGTTCACCGCCTGCTCAAGGGTCGGCGCATCACCCAGTTCTCGTTCGCGTACGACGTGGACGAGGGCGGCTGGGCGAAGCGTGACGACCAGGAGTTCTACGAGCTGCGGAAGCTGCGGCTGTACGAGGTCGGCCCGACCCCGATCGGGGCGAACCAGGAGACGGAACTGCTGGCGGTGAAGTCCGCCATGACTGGTCTTGCTCGGCAGGTGAAGGCGGGACGCCTGCTGCCGACCAAGGCTGAGGACGCGCTGCGTGAAGCGCGTGACGCCATTGACTCCGTCCTCGCGTCGCTGTCCGACGCGGAGGACGGCAAGTCCACCCGTCCGGGTGGCAGCGACCAGGAGCAGCAGGCCAGCGAGCCGCCTGCGGCCAAGGACCCGGCCAGCGACGAGGCCCCCGCGGGTAAGTCGTCCGTCGCGTCCGAGGAGCCGCCCGCGACCTCGCCCGTCGACGCGTACCTGGCGGTCATTTCCATACAGGAGAGGAACTGAGGATGAACCTCAAGCAGCAGCGTGAGGCCGCCCTCCAGGCCGCCCGTGAGATCGCGGAGCGGGTCAAGTCGGAGGGTCGGGGCTTCACCCCGGAGGAGCAGCAGCAGGTCGACGCCCACCTGGCGAAGGCCGACGAGCTGAACACGCAGATCAAGGCGGCCGACCAGGCTGACGCGATCATGGCCAAGCTCGGGTCGTTCGGTGACCCGGGCGAGAAGTCCGGCGACGCCGACGCCGAGGCCCCGACCCTCGGTGAGCACTTCGTCAAGCACGTCGGCCACGAGGGCCTGCAGCGTGTGAAGACGCACAGCGGCGCCACCGTCGCGGCCCCGGAGTGGCGGGCGAAGGCGTACAACGACACGCAGTCGACCCCGTCGGCCCTGGCGCCGTGGCTGACCACGTACGACCGGACCATCGTCCGGGCGTTCCGTCGCCCGGTTGTGTCCGACCTGTTCGGGCAGGGCACGCTCGGCGCGAACAGCAACGCCGTCACCTACCTCGTCGAGGGTTCGGTCGAGGGCGCGCTGACCACCGTCGCCGAGGGCGGCTCCAAGCCGCAGTTCCACATCACCGACCCGACGCAGAAGTCCGACGCGCTCAAGAAGATCGCCGGGTTCCTCAAGTTCACCGACGAGATGGTCGAGGACGCCGACTTCTGGGTGTCGGAGATCAACCAGCGGGGCCTGTACCTGCTGGCCCTCGTCGAGGAGGCCCAGCTGCTCACCGGTTCCGGTACGGGCGCGAACATCGAGGGCCTGCTCGAGCGGTCGGGTGTGCAGACGGAGACGGCGCAGGACGCCGAGGACAACGCCGACGCGCTGTTCCGGGCGATGACGAAGATCCAGACCGCGACCGGTCTGACCGCTGACGGTGTCGTCATCAACCCGGCGGACTACCAGGCCCTGCGGCTGGCGAAGGACGGCAACAAGCAGTACTACGGTGGTGGGTTCTTCCAGGGCCAGTACGGCAGCGGTGGCGTCGAGTGGCAGCCCCCGATCTGGGGTCTGCGGACCGTCGTGTCCGCGGCTGTCCCGGCTGGGACCGCGGTCGTCGGCGCCTTCGAGGCCGGCGCGACCGTGTACCGTAAGGGTGGCGTCCGTGTGGAGTCGACCAACTCCCACAGCACGGACTTCACCAGCAACCTGATCACGACCCGGATCGAGGAGCGGGTGGCCCTGGCCGTCCGTTACCCGGCCGCGTTCGTCGAGGTGACCCTGGCTGCTGCCGCCTCCGGCAGCGGCAGCGGGAGTGCCAGCGGCTCCGGTAGCGGCGCCTGACGCATGACCCAGAGGAAGGGCGGGGCGGTGCCCCGCGGTGCCGCCCCGCCCGACCTCGTCTACACGTACAAGCACAGCGGTTCCTCTGAGGAGCTGCGTTACTCGCTCCGGTCGGTGTGCAAGAACGCCGACGGTCTGTTCGGCAAGGTGTGGCTGGTCGGTGACTGCCCGTCGTGGGCGGTCGGTGTGGAGCACCTGCGGGCGTCGTCCCCGTACGGGCGGGCCGAGGACGTGCGGGTGAAGGTCGCCAAGGTGGTGAACCACCCGGGCGTCGCGGACACGTTCGTCCTGATGAACGATGACTTCTTCCTGACCGAGCCGATCACACAGTGGTTGGCGTGGCACCAGGGGCCGGCGTCGGAGTTCTTGCAGCGGCAGCGTGAGCGTGGCGCGTCGAGGGTTTGGATGCGCCCGATGCAGCACACGGCGGACTGGATGGCCGCGCAGGGGTATGGCGACATCCTGGTCCGGCAGGGTCACCGGCCTGTCCTGTGGGACAAGGCGCGGCTGCGGGAGGCGTTGAACCAGTACCCGCCGGGGCGACCGTTGGACGTGCTCGGCCTGTTCGACCTGGCCGGGTTGAACGACACCGGTAAGCGTGGCGGCAACAGCAAGATCACGTCGGCGGAGATGTTCCACCGGAAGGTGGGCAAGCTCGGTCACCCGTGGATCTCCACCAGCGACGCGGAGTTCGCCACCGGGATCACCGGCAAGTACGTGCGCGACATGTTCCCCGAACCGTGCCGATACGAGGAGGCCGACCGTGGCTAGGTTGAAGACGTACGTGGTGACCATCGGGGGGCTGCCGCACACGATGCGGCTGGACGACCACGACGCCGCCAAGTACGGGGACCGGGCGGTGCCGCTCGAGCGTCCGCCCGCCGAGGAGCCTGAGCCGGTGAAGCCGAAGGCGCGTCGTCCGGCGAACAAGGCGCGGACCGCGAAGAACAAGGCGTGAGGGCAGGGGGTGCGCCGTGGCTGTTGAGGACTGGCCGGACCTGGTAGTCGCCGCCGACCTGGCCGCGTTCCCCGGCGCCCCGTTCGCAGAGGAGACGGTGAGGGCGGCGGCCGGGCAGGTGCGTCGTATCTGCGGGTGGCACATCGCCCCGGAGATCACCGAGACGGTGGTCCTGGACCACAACGGGGCGGGTGTGCTGCACCTGCCGTCCCTGTACGTGAAGGCCGTGTCGTCGGTGAAGGACGTGACCGGTGACACCCCGGTCGAGGTCACCGGCTTCCGGTGGTCGAGGGCGGGGATGCTGTCGGGCCGGTTCCCCTCGGGGTTCCGTGCGGTCGAGGTGACGTTCACCCACGGCTTCGACGAGTGCCCCGCTGACCTGTTGCCGGTGATCGCGTCGCGGACGCAGCGGCGGGCGATGCAGGAGTCGCTGGGTTCCCGGTCGGTGTCGTACTCGGCTGAGGGGGACCGGGCGTTCGAGTCGACGTTGGACACCTACCGCCTGGGGCCGCGGCCATGAGCTTGATGACGGAGCGGATCACGCTGCACCTGCGGGCGACGCAGACCGGCGAGGACCCGTTCGGTAACCCGATCTACGACCCGCCCCAGGTAGTCGAGGGGGTGCCTGCGTGGTGGGAGCCTGCCGGGTCGACGGAGGACCTGGCCGCCGCCGAGCAGGTGACTGAGTCGTACTGGGTGTACACGGAGGACACCCGGATCACGTACGCCGACGAGGTGACGTTGCACGGCCCGCGTGACATCCGGTGCAACCTGGCCCCGCCGCAGTGGCAGCCGCACGGGTTCCTCGTCCCCGGGTTCCACCGGGTCCTGGCGACGGCGGTGTCCGGCTGATGGCGGTCAAGATCACGATCACCCCCGAGTACATCCGTGAGGTGATGCAGTCCGACCCGGTGCGCGAGGCGCTGCGGAAGCGCCGCGACCGGATCGCGCAGCGCGCCCAGGTGATCGCGGACAACGAGGGCGTGGACGCGAACGTGCGCACCGAGGAGGGAACCCGCCCGCGTGGCCGACCGTTTGCCCGTGTCCT